ATGCTTGGAAGTATGAAAAACATCCTTGTTGCGACGGATTATCCGAACTTGTATCGGTCAAAAGAGTCGGAAATTTTCTATGCCCGAATTGATACCGGAAGAAAAACGGTGAAAAAATCTCTTAAAACGCGCGTGTTGACGGAAGCCCTTTCCAGGCTGGCCGGGTTCCTGGCAGAGCAAGGGAGGGATGAATTACCCGTGGAATCCGTGTCTTGGTATTTGGCGGTTGATATGTACGTCCAGCGGCAGGAAATGCGCCCCCATTTGAAGCCGGCCGCTGTAGAATCCATCAAGTTCTTTTCCAGCCGCGCTAAAAAGCTTGTTGCTCGTGATATTGCAGCAGAGGCCATCACGGAACAAATGTGCCGGGCTTGGTGGAAAAAAGATGCGTTGTCTGTGTCTGCACGAACAGCAAACGGAACACTCGCTATTGTGAAAAACGTTTTTACCATGCTGCAGGAAGCAGGCAGTATCAAGAGCAATCCAGCATCCAAGCTTGAACGGATGACTTTGAGGAGTTCAAATCTTAACGTTCCGGAAAAAGAAGATTTCCGAAGAATCGTTGAGGAAGTGAAAAAAGCCCCTATATTAAGGAAGTGGCAAAAGAAGGGGCTATATTCCGAAGCGGCGGATATGATCGCTTTCCTGGCTTATTCAGGGTTACGTATTGAGGAAGCTCGGCGCTTGGTGTGGGGAGATATCGGGAAAGAGTCCATTTCCGTGCCCGATATCAAACATGCCACCTCACGCCGGACCCTGTACATTAACGCATCTCTGGCTGAGATAATAGAAAGCCTCCGAAGAGAAAGGCGGGGTAATAGCCCAGATGACCCGGTATTTGCCATAGAAAGCCCCCGAAAGGCCCTTACAAACGCATGTATCAGGCTTGGACTGCCTCACGTCCGGATTCACGATTTACGGCATTTCTTCGCCACGTCCTGCATTGAGGCAGGCATTGATATTCCTACGGTGGCTAAATGGCTGGGGCATCGTGACGGCGGAGCATTGGCTATGAAGGTATATGGACACCTCCGGGACGAACACAGTAAGGAAGCGGCTAGAAAACTCACTTTTTAGTTATTTGCGGCTTGCAACCCAGAAGATGTGTCCGCCTACTGGCGGATTTTCCCTGAAGATGGAGCCTCATTAGCCTCTGTTGAGTGATTTTGGAGCATATTTCAAAGAGATTGGACGGGTGTACGTACATCCGTATTCTGAAGCCATAGCTGAAGCTGTGAAACATCTTGTTCTGTAAAAAGAGATTTTTAGGAGAATTATTATGAAATCGGTACGCTAACATATTAGGGCTTATCAAAGATAAAGACGTTTATTTTTAAGAGTTTCTGTCTGGTATTTCAAATGAGGTTAAACAGATTTTTTCTTTAGAAGAACTGTAAAAATGGAACTAATTCTCCAAAATGCTGTACACATATACGTACCGCACCCTAACCATAGGGCAAAGGCAAAAGGCTTCCACCAATGCTCTTTCAAATTAAATATTTGGTTACTATCTATCATGTGGAGCAGTATAAAGGAATAAATAACAAAAATAAGAGCTCCTTTTAAATTGGCATTCATGTAACCAATAAGGTAGTTATAATAGCTTTTTACGTTTTCTATTTGTTTAATTTTATTCGAGTTAAGAGTAATCAATAATGTTTTGTGTGTAACATCAAATCCTGCAAAAATTGCACCTACTGTAATTCCCGAAGATAGAATACTTGATGATATATATAAAACATAATTGAAATTATACAGAACAATGCCAAGCACTGTGCCTAAAATGCCAGCTACCAAAGGCCAGAATCGTTCTACAAAAAGTGTATTCATTCGAATAATCCGTTTCGTCTCCATTCATGGAATGATCGTTCTAACGCATTCCATCTGTCATCACGTGGGAAGCGTCTATCAGAGGCAGCTGTAATTTCGCATTCTTTATATTCTCTTGCTCTTAGTAAATCTAGGGTTTCTGAAGGATCTTGTTCTGAATCTTTTCCAGTAATACATGCTCTATCAATAGCATATTCAGATTGTTGACTTTTTCTTAGTAACCAATGAGCTAGAGAAGACGCAGCACGATTCGCCAAACTGTGGTATCTCTCTGCTCCTATGGTGATTTTAACATAAGCTGAACCATTCTCTTCTGCCATTTCAACTGCTCTTCGGACAGAAATATTTTCTTCTCGATCTGCTTCAGTAATGACATGAGGTCGCATTTTAAAATCGATTTTTGTAAAAAGCGTTTTATTCAATAATTTTTGCTCAATGTCATGATTTAAAATAGGTTCAAAACGGAAAGTAGCATGACGATTAGGATAAAAGTCTGAAAGATAGTTTGCCATTTTACTACTTCTGATACCAGCAAAATTATATTGATCAACCCATACGTGATGTTCAGGAGAATAAATAGCTGCTGTCTCTTCACAGAAACCCTCATCCTCATTGAAGTTAAATCCCTCTATTTCCCGTTGAAGTCCCCCTATAGCGGGACCGTGACTCATTCTTACTCTAATAAAATCCATAAAAAATAGATTTTTTTCTTCATTCCATATTATATTATTGAGTCGCATAAAATCTCCTAAAAAAGGACGATTTCTGGCCATTAAGGATTCTTCTTTTACCAAGTGAAGAATGTCTTTAAGTGGTTGAAGATGATTTTCTTCTGTAACAGTATAAACGTATATCTTCATAATATTATTGTATTTTTCCTTATTCAAATAAATATTTATTGTTTCTTCGATCCCCCACAAATCTTGCAGTTCACGCCGCTGGGCGTATCACTGGCATGACCTTTGCAAGCCCGGTAGTACCGGCAGTTTTTGTTATGGGTTTTGCCCGTTGAGCTGATCCAGTACGCTTTTTCTTCCGCTGTTGGCTTGGCCGTTGGTTTCCGGTGGTAGTGGTATTCCCCTGTTTTGCGGTTGTAGTGACCACCGTTGGCGTCCAGGCCGCCAGGGTGCGCGCCTGAGAATGAAGTGAGGGAAATAACAGCTAAAATGAGAGAGAATAGTTTCATGCGAATTCATAATACCATGAAATAAAGAGAGTTGTAAATAATTTGCTTAACTCTTTCAAAGGCATTACGAAAGGATTATTTCCAACATTTATTTACATGTTTCACCTGCAGTTTATCGTTGTTTGCTAGAAGGGGCCGCGTGGAGGAAGGTATTACATTAACAAGAACGGGAATAAGACGTATATTAAAAGAAAATAAAAGCCCCCTGGCCCGGAGGCCAAGGGGCGAAGCATTCTAACGTAAAGAGGCCAAATAATAGCCTCTCTTCTCAGAATAAGCAACTCCTAAATCATTGTTTCAGTATCATTATGTAAAAATGTGTACTGGAATTGTTATTGAAGAGCTGTTCCCAACAAAAAGGAGCTGCCCCGATAGAGGCAGCTCCTGAATAGAGTCAGGCTGTTAATCTTCCCAGGTTCCACCTGCAGCTTCAATAGCATCCCGTACTTCCCTGATCAGGTAAGGAGGTGCATTGTCTGGATCGTGGCCAGCAATGGTGACTTCCGCAATAAGATGATGGTCAGTTGCATCACGGTATTCGTAGATACGATGATCACCTCTGGTCCTTACGAGGACAAATCCGGCATCTTCTAACTGTTTTATTAGAGCTCGTATTCGCATAAGTGATGTTGAAGATACGAGAAGAGAGGAGAGTTTCAATGAACGCTGTCCGAATGGAAGAATCAGCCTTTTTAATAGATGAGGATTACATGAAGCAGGTGATCAAACTGGGTTGAGTGTTTGGTGTTTCAGCATGACGGCCTGCGAAGTTGCGAATAAGACGGTTCAGGTTGGTGCCGTGTTAATGAATCCAGCGAAGACGGTGGGTGGATTAGAGGGTAAAAAGAACCCCTCTCTGGAGAACCGGAGAAGGGCGAGTAAAAGGAAGAGATATAGATTCAAGAATCCTTTTTCTCTCCGTCATCCTCTTTTTTTTCAGGGAAATAAAAAGAAATGGTAGGGAGCACTGGGCTTGGGTATGGCCCTTTGTCATAGAAAGAGTTAACTATTTCTCTCACAAACCCATACAGAATGGAAGGGCCGTTAATACGGACAAAACGTAATTGTAGCTCTTTTGGAATAGCTCTTTTTTGAGGAAAGGAAAAAAGTCCTGAAAGAGCAATGAAAAAAGAATAAGGGATATTATTTTCTTCAGCTTTTTTCTCATCCATGGAAACGTTGAGCCTAACTTCCCATAAATCAAAACCTTTCAAGTGTTCTGATTTTTGCGCTTCCTTTTCAGAATCAAGTTCTTCAAAATCCAGTCCAAATTTTAATAAATTAAATTTCAAATCAGATTCTTTTTTGTTATCAAATCCTTTATTTGCCCGAATACTAAATTCGGAAACATAATAAGCCCTTAATTGGAAAGGGAGGCATCTAACTTTCATTGATGAATTTTCAGGCGGCATGGTTTTCTAAATGTTGCATTTCTATAAAATAAGGGAAATCATAAGAAAATCTTAATTCTCCATCTTTATCAGCATCTTTATTAAATTTAACCAATGGGGAAATAGAAGTAGAATTGATTTTTTCAGTCTTTGAACGCTCTTCTTCCCATACAGTTGATATATGAGAATCATTTTTAAAAAATGATGTACAGGGAGTTAATTCATCCTCATAATCCTCTGGATCCAAATAAAAAGTACCATCAAAATAGCTTGCTAATTGAGTGATAGAACTGTTCTGTTTGAATAAAACAAATCCTGACGGAGCAAAATTACCTATATACCAGACAGGAGAATTTATGAAAATGGTATCAACAGAGATTTTAGCACGCTTAGCTTCTTTTATTTGTTGAGGTGTTACCGGAACGACGATATACTTATAGTCTTCTTCATGTAAAATTTTGATTGAAATATAGAGGTCTGACCCTTTTTGAACAATAAACAGGCCTGGGCCATCGTAGTCAGATAAAGATTCTTTGAAAATGGTGTTCATTACATTTGTTTATTGTTTTATATAGAATTATTCATCCTGAAAATTTTCTATTTCGGAGATAGTCCCTAATACATCACATGAAGCATGGGGCCACCATGCATAATGTTTCTTTTGTGGTTTACCATCTAAACATATTCTTCCATCATTCTCACGAAGGATTATTTTCGCGATAGGAAGTTTGAACTTTGATTGCCACTTTTTTGCTTCTTTATATGTACTAAATACTGATAGGGATAATGCTCGACAGAAAAAGCGAGGATCTTTTGAACTGGTGATTTTGCCAAGTGCAACATGTGAGGCAAAGTCTGCTTCACTTGGCGGATTATGAACGAATCTGTACATGATCATTTCTTCCTGAATAGGGCCAGACTCTGGTAGTGGGCATCCTTCTGGTAAATTTTCTCTGTATTGAGGTTCCGGCATGATCACACAAGTTCTACAGGCATCATGCTAAATCAATAGACAACGAACACAAGTAATTTAAGGGAATCATGGCAGAACTTTCGTGACGAATTTACTCTTATATATGTTATGCAGTATTGCAAGTGATTTTGTTCCTGGGCCCAATAACTTTTTCGGAATACTCGTCACGTTGTTGGAATTATCCTATTCGATTTTGCTACATGAGTCACCCCATCTGATACGTCATTTCAATCCATACTTCCTCCGCCAAGCTTTTGTTCTATGTTTCTCACATGAACGTCTACCCCATCTTCATCTCTGTTCTGCCTAGCCCTTTGCGTCGTGTTTGTCTGGCTGGCCGTCAGGAGAATGCGAGCAGACAAGCCTCCCCGTGTATGTTTGTGGTTGCCCAGCCCTCCGATGCCTCAAGAATAATGGATGGCAACAAAAGACCGCCCGCGTTTCCCAACGCGGACGGCTAACGGAAAATAAAAAAGAGGATTCACCTATAGCACATTTACCCGGTGCGTCAAGCTTTCTCCCAGCGTTCCAGCGTCTCCACGTACACGCCGGAGATTTTGCCGCCGTCCATGGGTTCGATGTCTCCGAAGTCGGAGTTAAGTGGATGTAATACGTATTCCATTTTTCCGGTTTCCGGATTTTTTTTGCGGCCAAGCTTTTTCAGAGTCACCCCTCGTTCGTCGTTGTATTCTACAATGGTTCCCACTTTAGGGATGGGAGGGATGGTGTGCTTGCGCATGACCACCAGCGATCCGTCAGGAATGACCGGCTCCATAGATTTTCCTTCTACGCGTAAAACGTATTCCCCTTTTCCGAGCTGGTAATCAGTCTTAATTTGATAAGGGATGTTGTCACCTGGCGTCAATGCACCAGCTGCGATATTACCGATGACCGGGACAGACTGATCCAAGAAAGATGCAGCTGGCAATGGTTCTACCGGGGTAAACTTCTTGCGGGCTGCCTCTTTTTCTTTGGCGGCGTTTTGAATAGCGGTATTGACGAATTCCAGGAAGGTTTCTTTGTGGGCTTTAGCGGCCTCACAGATAATGTCCCATTCTTCATCTGTGAAGTCGATGACGATGCGGGGAGAGGATTCGGCTTCTCCGTTCATTAGTTTTTGGAGCTGAAGAACTGCATAAGCAGGGAATGCCCCTCCGGGAGCAAGCCAGTTGTCTATGGTTCTTTTAGGCGTGTTGAGTTTCCCTGAAAGCCAAAAGCGATCCTTACCTATAGTTTTGAGCCATTTTTTTACGTCTTCTTTAGTCGGCGTCATACGTTGATTTTACGCACATTTCATGAAAAGTCAACCTATTGATTAGAAAATATCACGCATAAAACATGAAATGTGTGTTGACGTGTTCATGATTTTTACGTAAAAAGATTTCATCAACTACGAGAGATCATGAAAACAGAAATCGACTTAGACAAATTGCCGGACGGCTGCAAGAGCCATCTGCTGGCCGAAGCGGAAGAAGGGTTGAAGCCTTCGGAGGCTATTGTTCGCATCCTTGAACGAGAATCATTCCGCAGGGGATTCCGTGTTCACTTGACCACGCCCCGCGATCTTCCCCGCCCGAAGAACCCCAAGAAGCCCGCGGCATGAACTACTTTTTCTCACCCAGTACCATGGCGACGAAGGCGTCAATGTCCATTTTGAGCTTGTCGGCGGCGGCCTGGATTTTTTCAGCCGTTTCCACGGGGAGCTTAACAAGGATGTTGGAGAGGTCTTCCGCCGGGGCTTCCTCGATGCGCTTCATAGCGGCTCGGAGATTGCGCTCCGCTTTCGGGGTAATGGGGCGGCAGGTTAGCAATCCATTGAGGTATACGACATTGTACCCGGCCTCATTCGCCAGTGTTTCACGGCTAACGCCTTTTACCTCAAGCCATTTACGTATTTCTTCTCTAAAATTTTCAGGCATGCATTTGTTATAACAAAGTGATTTTTTTTTGCAAGGAATAAAAAAAAGTAATTTCTCTATTGACAATGATACAGAATGTAATAAAAAGGAGTCACAAGTTACGAATCACAACAATGAACACGATCATAGCTAAACCGAAACCGAAGACGCAGGAATGGCTGAAAAAGGCCATTCAGGCAACGGGGTTGACCCCCGCCATTCTTATCACCGCCCTGCTTGAGCAGGAGGCGGAAAAAGTCCTCAACAGAAAGAAGCCCGTCGTCTAATGGAAGAAGCTTTGATTGATGAATTTATCCGGCTCGGCTGGCACGAACTTTAATTTGCACTGTGACAATGAATTCATACGTGACATGGCAACGGCTACGGCGGCCAATCCTTCATGGGCCCTATATGGGGATGGAGGAAACCATTACCAACACGGACTGCAACATGCCGTTCCTGTGCTATTTTTGCGGGCGGAAACCCGGCAGGGGCGCTTACTGGTCTATTATCGGAGACCACAAAGAGAATGCGTATTGTTGCCGTTGCCTGTGCGCTTCCTGTGCCCGTGAACACATCAATGGTATTCCGGGCAGGGCAGGGAAGAGCCCCTATCAGTCCCTTGATCCCCGGAAGGAACTTCGCCTCCTGCAAGCCCGCAAGAATAGAGACAGGGCACGCCGGCACCAGGCCGTGACGCATCTGCTCTTTTGGCTGGTAATCGCTTTTGCCTGTGTGGCTGTGGCGGCCTTCATCGTCTGCGCCTCTTACACAATAACAAAAATCGTCTTAGGATAATGGACGCCAATGATCAACGTTTGATAGAAGGGTTGTTTGCCCGCATTGACCGCCTGGTTGCGATCATGGAGGGGAAATACTGCCCTGAAACAAGCGGTGAAACCTGGCTGCGTGCGGAAGAGCTTCTCAAACTGCCCCAGTTCCGGCATCGCAAGGGCCGCGTATGGCTCTATGAACTGGCGAAGACGTCACCGGATATCATGAAAAAGGACTGTCTGCCGCATCAAAAGCGAGGCGCCACCCTCTGGTGCGTGGAACGTATTTCCAAGGCCATGAAAGAGAATACCGCAAAAATCCTTTCCAACACCCCCTTCCAACTACCAGAAAGCAAAAAGGCCGGGGCCAGCAGGAACTGACGCCCGACCTGAATACAATCAAACAAGGAAATAATATGAGCCTATTACAAAACATCAAGCGCGGAGTGCAGCAGCGTCCGCAGCGTGTCATCATCTACGGGCCGGAAGGCGTGGGAAAATCCACGCTGGCGGCCGGGTTGCCCGCCCCTGTTCTGCTGGACACGGAACAGGGATCTTCCCACATCGACGTTGCCCGGCTGGACTGCCGGAGCTACGGAGACGTGATCAATGCGATAGAAGAATTGACGCAGGGCGGGCACGAATTCCGGACGGTCATCATTGATTCCATAGACTGGTGCGAGCGTTTGTTTGTGAACGCCTTCATCAGGGAACACAATAAGCGGGCCAACGCCTCCCTGAAATCCATTGAAGATTTTGGATACGGCAAGGGGTACAAGATGATCGAACCTGTAGCCATGGACCTCTTGACACGCCTCAACGCATTAATGGGGGCGGGTATGAATGTGGTGCTGGTGGGACACTCCCGCCGCGTCAAATTTGAAATGCCGGAAACCGCCGGAGCCTACGACAAGCATGAACTGAACCTTTCCAAATTTGTCGCGCCGCTGGTCAAGGAATGGGGGGACGCCATCCTGTTCTGCAACTACGTGACCACCTTCACGGACGGAGGTAAGGCCAAGGGCGGAGAACTGCGTGCCGTCTACACGGAACACCGGGCCACCTGGGAAGCCAAAAACCGGCACGGGATGCCCGCGGTGATGGCGATGGACGCCGGGGAAATCTCCCGCCTGCTGTTTGGAGCGGGCTGCGGACCTTCCGGGAACGCTCCGGCCGGCGAAAAGCAGGCGCCGCCTCCCGCACAGCAGGAAAAACCGGCTCCCTCCCTGGCGGACCAACTGGCCGCGGTCATCAACGACGTGCCGGGAGCGCTGAACTTCCTCGCGTACAAAAAGGAAATCCAGCCGGGGCAGGGCCTTGAAGCCGTCTCGGAAAAATTCGCCACCTTCATCCTCTCCGCCCCCGACCGGTTCAACACGGCCGTTCTGCAATACAACACCCCTGCCGCCCAATGAAACCCGTCACCTGCATCAACGTCGCCCGCGAAACCGGGCATGCCGTCCTCTCCCTGGACGGAGCGGAATACGCCGTCAGCCTGGACGACCTGCAAAAAATCCTCGCTGACATTGCCGGGCCCCGTCCGGCCCCGGCCACGGAACTATTGAGGCCGTCCCTGCTCCCCAAGCTGGCGCAATGCCCCTGCTACGTCTCCTCCCCCGACGCGGGGGAAGCGGCCCAGCGGGGAACCCGGATGGACGCCGCCTTCCGGTCCCTGCTCATGGGCGTGGACGAATTCAGGGCGTGTGAACACCTGAAAGCCGATGAAAAAGAATCCATCCTCTGGGCGGTGAAAACGGTCCGGACGCTCTGCTCCGGCGAAGAAGTCATTGCCGACAAAAACCGCTGCGCCTTCCCGCAATGGCACCCCCGCGTGACAGGCGGGGAAGCGGACTGCCTCTGCCCCGCGCTGGGCAAGCTCTTCGACCTCAAAAGCGGCCAAATCCGCAACTACTGGGAACAGCAGGCCTCTTACGCGAAATCCTTCATGGAACGGGAATTCCTGGATGAAATCACCTGCCACCTCCTCTACTGCGACCAGCAGCAAATCGTCACCCGGAAATTCACCTACCGGGAAGCCATCTCCATCGTCAACGGCGTGGTGGACGCCGTGGACCGCGGCGGCGGGCCGCGCCTCTGCGACTACTGCGGCTGGTGCGCCTCGCAGGACACCTGCCCGCTGCGGAACCGGGCGGCGCAGGAAATGCTGACCCTGGCGGAAGCCGGAACGCTGGAAGAAAGCTTCGCCGAAATCGCGGAAAACCCGTCCAGGCTGGCGGAATTCGTCACCAAGGCGGCTGTGCTGGAAAGTTACGTCAAAAAGGGAAAAGAAAAAATCCTCGACTACCTCAACAACGGCACGGAAGTCCCCGGATTCAGGCGCGTCTCCCGGAAAGGCGCGGACACCGTCGCTCCGGAAGACGTCGCCAAATACGCCACCTGGATTGGCGTGCCGAAACTCCTGAAATCCTATGGCCCGCTCAAGGCGGACGTCTTCCGCGCCCTGTTCGCGGAAGCATTGCCGGAACAACAATTCCCGGAAGAACTGGTCAGGACGGGGGCCGGATCCTCCTACGTCAAAAAAATCTCCGTCTCCAAAACCACAACCACCAAATAACCATTATGTTCAGTTACATATCAGAAGGCGAGCCCAGCGAATACGGATTCCTCCCCGCGGGCGTCTACGAAGGAAAAATCGTCAAAATGGAAGAAGGAATCTCCCAGGGCGCCAAAACGCGGGGATGCCCGCAGCTGGCCGTCCACATCAGAGCCTTCGGCCCTGAAGGGGCGGCGACGGTCCGTTACTACCTGACCGCCTCGAAAGACCTGGCCTGGAAAATCGACCTGTTCGTCAAAAACGTCACCGGGAACGTCTACCAACCCGGCCAGCAGGTCATCATCAACCCGGCGGAATACCTCGGCAAACCCTGCTACGTCCGGCTCAGCGTCAGACAGGGAGACAAGCCCAGGGCGGACGGGACTTATCCCGAATTCAGCAACTGCGAAGACGTGCTGGGGCCGGACGAAGCCCGGGCCATCATGGCGGCTCAGGACAGGGCAGCGGCAGGGCGCGGCGGAGCGTCCCTGCCTCCGCGCCCGGCGGACCTGCCGGCCAACAACCACATGAGCGCCACGGCGGGACCGCCGGCGGAAGAAGACGAAATCCCCTTCTAATCAACAGCCATGAACAACTGTGTACTGGGTCTTGATCTGTCGCTCACCTCTACGGGGTGGGCGATAGACGCCGCCGACGAACGCCGTAAATGGGGCGTCATTAAAACTGCCAGGCGGGGGGCGTCCCGGCTTGATTATATAGATGACGCCATTACACGCCTCGTTGAGGCGGAAATGCCCGATCTTGTCGTGATTGAAAACTATGCCTTCGGCAACTCTCTAAGCCTGGCGGCCCTTGCGGAACTGGGCGGTGTTGTCCGCCTGTCTCTTCACCGCATGGGGTATCGGTACATTGCCGTCGCCCCGGCGACATTGAAAAAATTTGTTACCGGGAAAGGGCAGGCGGAAAAAGCCGCCATGATGATGCATTGCCTTAGGAACTGGCTCGTTGAAATCGGCAATAACAATGCCGCCGATGCGTTCGGCCTTTGCCAGTTTGGGCGCTGCTATCTGGACGGAACAGGATTCAAGGCCTTTCAGGTTAAGAGCGTTGAACAATTTAAGAAGAAGGAGGAACCATGAAACGGAACCCTCACATCATCGTCCAGCAGGTTTGCCCCATGAAGAAAACCGACGATGGGAAATATGAAGTTCAGGCCGCGATTGTTCACCACAAAGGGCTTATCGCCCGCTATCGAATGGAGTACCCCACGAAACGGCATGCCCGGTGGGCGCAGCACCTTATTTGCACGGTGAAAAATGCTTCACGCCTCCGTTGTTCTGATGAACTTAAAGCCTTGATTGAGAAAGGAACCCGATGAAAACGCCTAAATGCCCGCTGTGCGGAACAAATTCAGAATATTTCTTATGCGCAATAGGAACTAATCCATATTACGCTACTACGGCCAAATTGTTTGGTTGCCCTACCTGCAAGATTGGATTCAACCATCATGATGGATGGAAAGAATATGTCTCCAAGTTTCCCCCCATCATGCGGTTAGGGCAGGGTGATAACGTCATGGTTCGTTTTAGTGATGATACACATACAGTACTTTATACAAACGTAGACCGGGGGAAAATATATCTTCAGGATGTATATGGGAATGCACTTCCCTACGATGTGGACGAGATTAAACAATGGCCCTGGGAGCTTGAGCAGAAAGGAGGAAGCAATGATATTTGATATTGCGCAACTTATAGTTGTTTTAGTATCCATTTTCTCATTTGGGTATTACCTCTATTTAGCGGGCCAATACAAAGGATTTCTTAAAGCGATTGAAGTCTACTTAAAATATGAGGAAAAAGAAAATGAAGATGACGCCTGAACAGAAAGCGTTTTACGAATGCGGAAAATCCGTGGAGTCCGTCAGGGAAACCATTCAGAAAATCCGGCAACACGCCATTCATGAATTTGGAGAGCCATATTACCTTTTGATGCCCTCTGAAAAAAGGATCTTAAGAATGGCAACGGACCTTGCCGGGAAAATCCATACCGTCCGCCAGAAGCGGGCCGCGTGCAGGGCGTGGGCGGTGCCTTTAATCCGTCGCGATTGCTACAACTGCGCTTATAACAATATTAAACCCATACCGGTTGTTTGTAACCCCTGCATCAACGAGGGATTTGCTGTCAACTGGGAGCCGAGAAAGGAGGGAGAGTGAACAGGTATCACCGAAAATGGCTCCGGATATTTCGTCGTCGTGAAAATGCGTTTCTCCGTCGCGTTTTCTTTAGGGACGGAGAGCATGAACATGGAAAAAGGTATGAGACCATGCGAAAAGCGGCCCGAAGACTTAATGCGCTCCGCATGAGGCATGTATGGAATAAGCCGTGGATTCCTATTGATGACAAGGGGAGGGCTCTGAAATACACGGCGGACGCCGCGGGGGAGAACACGGATGTGAATCCGCATAACTCGCTGGAAAACGCACCCGCCCAGGTGGGGGAAACCCTGGCGGACGGAAAGGAGGGCAAGTGAAGCCTGTGCTTGATGCCTGCTGCGGCTCCCGCATGTTCTGGTTTGACCGCCGCCATCCTGACGTGGTGTTCATGGACCGCCGGGAGGAAACACACACGCTTTGCGACGGGCGCACTCTGGAAATCAAGCCGGATGTCGTCGGAGACTTCCGGGCCATGCCTTTCAGTGACGGGGCGTTTCGCCTTGTCGTGTTCGACCCTCCGCACCTGATTCACGCCGGGGAATCGTCCTGGCTGGCCAAGAAATACGGAAAACTGGACAGGGAGACTTGGCAGGAGGATTTGAAGGCCGGTTTCCGGGAGTGTTTCCGGGTTTTGGAACCGGGCGGCGTTCTGGTGTTCAAATGGTGTGAGGATCAGGTCAGCACGGCAGAAGTGTTGAAGCTGGCCAGCCATGAACCTTTGTTCGGACACCGCCGCGGGAAGACCGTCTTCCTGGTCTTTATGAAATCTACAACCCCCAACTGACACTTTTTTGATATGCCAAATAGAATAATCAGAGAAGGGATTTTAACCAGCGAAGCGGTTAATTCTCTGAGCTGGGAAGCGGAGGTATTTTTCCGCCGCTTGCTCTCCGTTGTAGACGACTTTGGACGTTTTGACGCCCGTTCGTCTGTTCTACGCTCTGCCCTGTACCCCTTGAAACTCGACTCCATGAGGGAGGATTCCGTTCAACGTTGCCTCAAATCCTGTGAGGCAGCCCGGCTCGTCGTCCTGTACTCCATCGAGGGAAAAGAATATCTGGAAGTGACCAACTTCCGGCAACAGGTACGGAGCAAGAAAAGCAAATACCCTGCGCCTGATGCACATATGCGCAGCACATGCTTAGCAGATGCGCAGCATATGCACACTAAGACGGAGTCGGAGACGAAGACGAATAATACCCCCTCTACCCCCCTTCCGTGCACCGTGGAAGAAGTCGAAGACCATCTTCGGGCCGCGGCCTTTGCGGGGCGTGTGCGTTTAACCCCCGACCAGATACCGGACTGCGCCACAGCCTACTGGGGAAGCCGGGATGCCGTCAACTGGACCCGCAACGGCATCCCCGTGACCAAATGGCAATCCGACGCCATCAGCTTCGCCACCTCCTACGCCGTCAACCATCCGCCACCCCCTGGGAACGGAGACAAAGACCCTTACAGCAACCTTGAAGAACTTTAACAATCAACAATTTCAAAAAAACATGATCGACTCTCAGACACTCATCGACGCCGAAAAACTGGTGCTCTCCCAGGCAATGGACGGCTCCCTGGCCTTTGCGGACCTCCGGGACAAGGGCATCAGCCGCCAGACATTCAGCCTCCCGGCGCACCAGCAAATCTGGACCGCCCTGGAAACCGTCGCCGGCACGGGAGGAACCGTGGACGCCCTCACCGTCATCGCGCGCCTTGAAGCCCAGGGCCAGCTTGACGCCGTGGGAGGGCACGCCGGAGTCGTGGAAACGGCCACCTACGGAGCCCTTGCCCGGTACAAAACCGCCGCCGCCCTGGAAATGGTCACGGAAGCCGCCAAAAAGCATGCGCTGCTCGCGTTTGCCTCCCGGATGGCGGAAGCTGCCGGCGATCAGCTCAAAAGCGCGGAAGAAGCCCTTGATGAAGCCGAGCGCGGCATGTCCGCCCTGCGGGACCGGTGCGGCGTCCGCCAGACCGAAACCATCCGCGGAGCCGTGGGAACCATCATTGAAAACCTGCAATGGCGCATGAACAACCCCGGAGCCATCAAAGGGATTTCCTCCGGATACCGCCGCCTGGACCTGACCCTGGACGGCCTGCAGCCCGGCGCCATGATCGTGCTTGCCGCCCGGCCCGGAGTCGGGAAAACCGCCGCCCTGGTCAACATCCTCACCAACATCTGCCTTGAGGGAACCCCCGTGGGCATGTTCAGCCTGGAAATGCCGAAATCCCAGCTCCTGGAACGTGTCCTCTACGGCATGGCCGGCATCAACTCCGACGACATCCGCCGCGGCAAGCCGATGACGGTCGGACAGCAGCAGCATTTCACGGCCGCCGTCAGGAAAATCACGGCCGCTCCGCTGCACATCGACGACGAAAGCTCCCTCACCATTGATAAAATCATGGCCCGTGGGCGCCGGATGGTCCGGGAACACGGCGTCAAATGCATCGGCGTGGACTACCTGCAGCTGGTGCGTTCCACGACCCAGCAGGCCCGGGGAAGCCGGGAACGGGAAGTCTCGGAAATCTCCGCCGGCCTCAAATCCCTGGCCAAGGAACTCAATATTCCCGTCCTGGTGCTGGCCCAGCTCAACCGCGACGTGGAAAAAAGAGCCGGGAACGCCCAGGGCAAACCGGTCGTTTCCGACCTGCGCGACTCCGGCTCCATTGAGCAGGACGCCGACCAGATCATCATGATCCACCGCCCCTACATGTACAAGCCCGACAAGCACGACCCCACGGAAGCGCAGTGGATCATCGGCAAAAACCGCTTCGGCCGGCTGGGGCGTATTCAATTCCGCTGGACCGCGGAACTCACCAAATACGAGGAAGAACAGAATTACCCCGTCAATAAATCATGAAAAAACTGGACATTATTACTCAACCCTGCGGATCTCATGCCTTGAGAATATCCCTTTATTTGGGACCCAAGCGCAAAAGAATGAGAATTTGTATCGGATTGGAAACACACGATTACATGGAAGCCCAGCGCCGGGCATTGCTTCTTCTCCGCTATAATAAACGCCTTGGAATTTATGACCGGGAAATCCCGGAAGAATCGGAAATTACATATCCTGAAAAAACGGATGACTTATCCTTATTTCGGGACGACAATGAAATTCAAAGCGAAGATGGTAACTCCCGTTGACATATTCCGACGTAAAAAGATAGATGCTCGTCCCATGTCCACACGCGAACGGGCTATGTTGCCCGCCGCGGAACGGGTGAATTCTATTTTTACGGCGAACGTTGAAAAAGCGCAGTTCCTGCAACGCCTCGCCGACATGCTTGACGACTTCCTGGCCGGGAAAAGGCAGGAAATTGTTCTCCCGGACGGCACGTCAACAACGGTGGGCGTGATGCAGGGCAAGGCGGACTTTATTGCTAAGGCCCGCGGCTTCATGGCTGCGGAAGGAATGTCTCCGGATGCCCGAGACAACCATATTACCAATATCGGGGCTCGGTCGCGTCTGGCGCTCATTTTCGACACCTACACCCGCTCCTGCTATGGTCAGGCCCGTTGGGAAAGCGGCATGACACCGGGAATGCTCTACGCTTACCCGGCCTGGCGGTTTGTCCGGCACCCGGGAGCCCGGATGCCCCGCCCGCTACATGTCCTGCATGAAGGCGCCGTCCGCCTCAAGACGGACTTCCAATTTTGGGCCGTTGAGATGAATTCTCCGGCCATTGGGGGCTTCCTGCTGCCCTGGCCGCTCTACGGCTTCAACTCTTGGATGGACATTGAGTCCGTTTCCCGCGCCGAGTGCATCAGGGCCGGCCTGATTGGCCCCAACTGGACCCCTGGCCCGGTGAACTTGTCCCAGTTCGGAGCAACGCTACCAGAACGCCTCATGAACCGCTCTGCCTCCGTCCAGAAAGTGAAAGACCCGGACCTTGCCGCCCGGCTCCGGGAAAGCCTCAAGAAGCGTCTTGGAGTGGATGCCCTGGACAAAGACGGACGGCTTGCCATTCCGGCGCGTGAACTCGTCCAGCGTATGCAGGGTCAGGCAGGGCAGGGAAGCCCGGCTGGAATATCACCGTTGCAAATGACGTTTGATTTGTTCAACCCGGAAAGAAAGGAGTCTTCTATGGCGGACTTGATGAAAAAATCTGGCTTGAGACCACGCGGGGAGGCGACACTGGAACAGGTGGAGGCTTTCATGAATGCCCTGAAAACTCGCCATCCGGAGCGGGATTGGGTCAACGAAAAGGTGGAGAAAGGCATTACTGATAAATTCCGTCCTATGGCAAAAGAAACTATCCATAAAAACATGAACGAATTCATGCGGATGGTAGATCCTGAAATTTTGGACAACCTGCCGTCTCTCAATTCCGTTAATAAGGAGTTAAATTTTGGAAACAGGGGGAGCTATAACCCCATAACCCGGACCATTTTTTATTCCAGCGGGGAAGAGTTCGACAAAGATAATCATTTCCATGAACTGGCACATTGGCTGCATTTTAATGCAGAAGATGCAAAAAAGAAGAAGCTTGGCGATTATTTCCAGAAGAGGATCAAGGACGAGAAAAAGGGGCGCCTTCTGTGCGGTACTAATGGTTATTCCGACCATTTTGCACCGTCATTTGAACGATGGGATGATTATGCCGGGAAAGTTTATGGGCGAGAACCCGTTGACGGCATGCCTTACGGAGTGGAGATGCCTACGCGTCACCTTCAAAAACTGGCTTTGTCTCCTAATGAGTTTCTGCGATATTGGAATGATACCAGAGACGGTAAACATTACTGGCGTATGGCATTTTTAAGAAGTTTAACCTTACTGTTCAAATGAATAAAAAAGCACTAGAGTTATATCGGGAATATCAGTCAGGAAAGTTAGAAGTTAACGAACTGATTAGTCAACTTGCTGATTTGTGCGAAAAGGGAGAATGCAAGGTAGAAGAACTAATTGTCGCAGAAATGAAAGCCGGCATTTGTATTATACCAACTTTGGCTGACGGAGTTGAACTGGAATTGTATTTCCGAAAACATCCGGAAATGAGAGGGAAAATCTTTTTAGAATGAAGAAAAAATCCACCATTCCACCGAAGAGAACAGGCCGCCCGACCAAATATACGGACGCCCTGGCGGATGAAATATGCAGACGCATTGCCGAAGGCGAAATGTTGATGCAGATTGTACGGGATGAGCACATGCCGGAACGTAAGACAGTTTATAACTGGATGAATGAGCATGACGACTTTTTACACAACTACGCGCGCGCGTGCGAGATGTCGGCGGATGCCTTGGTGGAAAAGGGCCTGGAAATACTTGATGGAAGCAGCCCCGATTGTGCGCAGATGGACAAAAATAGAGCCGAATACCGTAAATGGCTGGCCGGGAAGAGAAATGCCCGTTACGGGGAACGGAAGTCCGTGGAACTCACCGGAGCCAATGGGGGACCTGTAGAGATGATCACGGAATGCGACGAAGCCAGAATAGCGTCCGTCATGGACAGAATTGAAGCCATCCGCAGAAAGAGGGCGGAAGAAGAGAATGGCGGAACGGTGTGATGACATAGTATCCCGGTGCCGTTTACGGCTGGCTGAATTCGCCGTTGCCGTGCTGGGGCTGGACCCCTACGACTGGCAGATCAACACCTATGAGGACATTAACGATTACCGGCGCACGGCTGTTGTAGCGGCTAACGGTTCCGGCAAAACTGTTTCCCTGGTAGGTCCTGTTGTACTATGGTGGCTGTATTGCTTTCCCCGCGGACGTGTTGTTCTAACGTCCGGTTCCTGGCGGCAGTTAAAAACCCAGCTCTGGCCTGCAATCCGTGCTTACCAGTCTCATCCGGCATTCCGGGGTTGGAAATGGAACCAGATGGAAATTTTGACTCCGGAAGGAGGCTTTACCTCTATATTTTCTACCAATGATGAACAGAAGGCGGAAGGATATCACGCGACGGCGGCAACGCCTGTCCTTTATATCGTGGATGAAGCGAAAGGCGTTCAGGACGGTATTTTTGAGGCGGCGGACCGATGCACCGTCACCCGGTATTTGTACCTTTCCTCCCCTGGTTCGGCCATGGGGAAGCATTACCGCTGCTTTCACGACGAGGCCAAAAACTGGCGGCGAACCAGGGTCACGTCATACATGTGTCCCCACATCCGCCCGGAAAAACGCGCGGAAGACTTGGAAACCTACGGGGAATCACATCCCCTCTACCGTTCCATGCACCTTGCGGAATGGACGGAAGGGGAAGACATGCTGGTCATTACTCCGGAACAACTGAGACATGCGATAGACCATCCTCCGGCGTTCAAGGCGGGTGGACAATGGGCCGCTTTGGATTTTGCAGCCGGCCGAGACGAAAATGCCATTGCTGTACGGGAAGGAACCCTTGTCAGACTGGACCAGGCGTTTAGACAATCCAGCACGGTACAGGCCCGGCGCCGGATGGCAAACCGTCTCAAGGAACTCGGCATTGAGGCACATAATGCATGGGGAGACTCGGACGGTTTGGGGCTACCTATCGTCCAGCAAATGGCCGAACCGGTTGAAAGCGGAGGGGACGGCTACCGTATTAAAGAGTTCCGGGGAGGATTGCCCGGGGAAGACCCGGAACATTACCTGAACACCATTTCCGAAGCGTGGATACTGGGGGCTCGCGACATCGTCAACGGAAAGATCCGCATTGATGAACTCGACCCGGTCACATTCCGCCAGATGACTACACGCCAGATGGAATGGGACCAGAAGGGCCGCCTCCGCGTCATGTCCAAAGAAGACATGCGGGGAAAGGGCTTGCATTCCCCGGACCGGGCCGATGTGATTTTCATGGCTATTTGGGCCGGCCGTTCCTCCCGTGGCATTTGGACGGAGGAAACGGATGTGTACACGCCTCCGGACACGGAAGACTGGTATCATGACTCCTGGACGGAAGGTCCTGTCTCCTGCGAAATCTGAAACACATATCCAGCCCCGACTATTTACGGATTTGAGGATTGCCGCATCATATTTTCATGAGGCAAGCCGCCAACTACAACATACACGTCACGGAATCCCTGCCGCAGTCTCTTGCGCTGCATTTTATTTCTCCATCCGGTGAGGATATGGACATCAGCGGCATGACGCTACGCGGAGCGGTGGTACAGGATGGGGTGATCATGCTGGACTGTGCCGTTACGGGGGCGAGTACGGCATTGGTGACATGGCCGAGGCTGGCCGCCGGATGCGGCGCTTATGATATTTTTCTGACCGACGCATCGGGAAAAGAATACCCCTTGTTGAAGGGAGCCGTGCATGTAGTGTCCCGCGTTACGCCTCCGGATGGAACGAATGAGGCCGCGGCCGTGGCCGGCGCTCTTGATGTCTCCATCCCCGAAACGGAAGACGGCTCCGTAACCATTGTGGAAAACCCGTCCATTGTGGTCGAGGAACTTGTACGACAGGCCGAAGCGGCCCGGGATGAAGCAACGCGGCTTGTAGAAACGCTGGAAGGACAGGTGGAAAGCGGGGAATTGGTCAATGAGGCTGTAGCAAATAAATTGCCGGGAGCTCTCAAGGAGGCGGGCGTGGAATTGGCCGCGGCAACCGGGCAATCCACCTTGTCCAGCGGGGACGTCGCCGACACCTGGACCATCGTGGGCGGCTACGCGTTTACGTGGGGAGACGAGATTCTGGCGGGGCATCTGCCCGACAGCTGCCGCCTGAGAAGCATTTCCACCGTGTATTTTTTTGAAACCCCGGCCGCTAATCAATATTGCCTGCGGATTTGGCGGCTGACGGACGGCGCTTACAGCCTGATTGGCACCTCCGCCTATGTGTCCAACCTGTCCAGCGGCCAGACGGCCACGTGGGTATTTACGCCGGGCGTTACGTTGCAACGCGGGGACAAGATCATTATCCAGGTATGCGAAGGGACCGAGATGACGCCCTACGCGCTGGGCATGCACGCCGTGCTTACTCCGTCCGTCCCTGGGCGCGGCCTGGTGACGGAGGTGGCCACCCCTCCCGCCGTGAACGGCACGATGGCTCCCTTGATGACCGTGGTGGTGGACTATGACGACGGCATCACCCTGGGAGGGATGGAGCTGGCCACCGCGCGGCAACTGGATAGCCTGGGGCGGGATGTGCGCCAATCTTCCGCGACCGCCGAGGCTGCGGCGCGGACGGCTGGCCAGTCCGCCGCTGCCGCGTCCACGTCTGCCGATAATGCCGCAACATCCGCCACCAGCGCGGCCAACTCCGCCACAGAAGCCCAGCAGGCTCTGGCGGCCATCCCTCAAGTGGATGCATCCGGCAACATGACGATTCCCGGAGGTCTGACGGCGGCCGGGGCTATTAACGCCAATGGCGGCGTCAACATCCCGCTGGCTGTGGGTGCGCCGACCGATACGGGCGCGGTCAACCGCCTGCATGCCGCAGGCTTGGCCGGAGTGACGGACATTTTTTCCCAGCACGCCTACCTCAACACGGGCAGCATTACGGCGACAGGGACGGCGGCAACTACCGCTCTCATTCCCGGCCAGTATGCGCAGGTTAGAGTGCCTGCCGGGACTCACAGCACGATTGTCTTTCCCTTCACAGGGCCTAACGGTCAACATAATTATTCCAACTTTGCGGGATTCTCCATTCCGTGGCGCATACCCGGCGCAGGCAAAATTACCATAGGCATCGGACGAGGCAGCAAAACGACAAGATCTGATTTAACCCAGGGATCGTACAGTATTATCCCTGGCAATAATCTGGCCCACAACAGCGGCGAAATTCTGGACATCACATTTGATAATGTACGGGATGCGACCCGCGGGGGCTACGTGGTCAAGGTGCGTGAGATTTACGCTCTTTCCGAGGCGGCAGGGTGGAGGGTGAAAACTACTACAAGTTTTGTGCCCGCGACGCATAACGAGCCTATACCTTCAATCGTTAATAAAATTATCTATCATCAACGAACCCAGTACAAATTCGAGAGCGAATATATTTCGTACGGCAGCCTCTATTTGCTGACGGGCGGAGGGCAGACGGTGCAGCTGCATAAAATCGCGGCGGTGCGCGGCGTTAATGCCTTTGAAACGGGCTTGGGGATTAGTTCGATAGTTACTGATTTGCCGGGGAACGCGAGCGGGGATGTGTACATGCAGGTGGGGTCTGCGGTGCGCACCCTCTACCAGCCCGGCAACATCAATCCCGTTTATTACGCGCTGGAAGCATTGGCAAGAAACGATATTGAAGCCGAAGAAACGGCTGATTTTGTGGACATTAACATACCTCTCTAATGATGAACGACGCAGAAATACAAATTCAGTTCCCGCAGCCCGGCAACTGGCAGGAATTCACCATGACAGCCATTTATCAGGACAAGGGCGGTTATAGACCTCCGGCGCGCTATACGCAGGACGAAATTCCGGCGAACCAGACCCCGGCAATGGAGTCCGTAGTTGCTGCGCTGGTGGGATTGGGTGAGGACTGGCAGGCGGTGCAGGTGTGGGCAAGGCTGGGAAAAGATGTCCTGACCCTTGCGGAGGATGGTGCCTATACAATGATTGATGCGGTGTCTTTGACCGTTGAGGCCGTCCATGCGGAGACCAAAGGCCGCAGGATTTTTACAGTCTCGGACTACCCGGCTTTTATCATCACGGACCCCTCCGCCGTGGAGTTTTTCAGGTTTTTCACGACGGCATCCAATCGTTAATCACTCATATTCCATTACTAATCATGCACTATCTGTCTCTTGATACGGTCATTTACCGTCCGGACGGCCTCCGGGATATCGTGCTGTGCCAGTACGACGACGTGATGGCGGAGCTGGTGGAGGTCAAGCCCTCCGTCCAGCTCCAGCGCGAGTTCGTCATCGGCAGTCCCTGGATGCACCAGGCGTCAAGGGGCAACGCCTCCCTGCAGATGTCTTTTACGGTGGTGCGGGCATTTACGACGTTCGGACGCGCCCGTGCCTGGGGGCTCGACCTCCAGGAGACGCTCACCCTTCACCCGGAGGGAGCCGTTACCTGGTTGTCCTGTTATTTCCGGGGCCGTCCGGGCCGGACCAGAACCTATCACGCTACGGTGGATCTTGCCCAGCCGTTGCCTCTCACGAGCGATCACGATCTCGGCGCGGACGGTCCGAGTATGGGCCGCCGTCCGGAGGACATACGCCTCCCCGGCATGGAGGGCAAGGCCTGGGCCGCCCTGCAGGTATCCCTCACTCTGACGGGAGACATTTCTTAACCATCTATAAACTTTAACTAATAACTATCATATCACCATGGCAGACAAGGATTACAAGGTACAGGTAGGTGTGGAAGCCAAGGCCGACACGCGGGGACTGGATCAGGTCAACAAGGGGCTGGACAAGGTCCGCAGGACGGCCAAGCAGGTCAACGACGAGCTGGACGACAATGCAGCCGCCTCCAATCTGGAAGAGGTGACGGATGCCGCTGAGGAGTCCGCCGAGGCTCTGGATAAGACCAGCGATGCTGCAGAGGGTGTGCAGGAGGCCGTCAGCAAGGTTGGACAGGAGGCCAGGGCCACCGGCGATGAGATGGACAAGGCAGGAAGCAAAGGAGAGGAAGCCGGGCGCAAAATGGAACGGGGAGCCAGGAAAGCAGCGGCTGGACTGGGCGACCTCAAGGCCAAGGTACAGGCGACGTTCAACATCCCCAACGAGCTGGAGGCTGCCTACGGCCGGGGCGTAGCTTGGGGACAGGCCATCCTGGACGGCTGGGAAAAATACATTGAGGGCGTAGACAAGGCCGCCGTCAAACGGGCGCGGGAACTTAAAGACCGGCTGGCCAGGGAGGCCGCCGCGCGCGAGCAGGCCTATACTGACGCGCTGACCAATGCCAAACGCGAGCGCATCTACGACGAGGAGCAGCGCAAAATCACGGCTATCAACGACCTTTACACCCAGCGCATCCAGCTCATCGGCCAGCTGGCCGTCAACCGCACGGCGGAGGTGGACCATGTGGATGCCCTCCGCCAGAAGGAGCTGGAGCTGCAGCGCACCATTGTCAAGACCCGCGAGATCAGAGGGGAAATCAGCAAAGAAACGGCTGCCGCCCTGATGGCTGACCTGGACGCCTCCGAGGCCAAATCCGCTGCCAAGTCCCGTCTGGACCGCCAGCAGATCATGCTGGATGCCGCTATCCAGGCCCGCGACGAGACTGCCAAGCAGGTCCAGCTGATTAAGGCCGAGCAGGAGCAGGCGGCTAAATCCCCCTATGCCGGCATGACAGGAGATGGTTATCTCACGCTCAAGGATCAGGAGGAGAAGTTGGGGCAGCATCACCAGGAGGCCAAGGCTCTTTTACCGAAAGTGGCAAAATGGGAAACGGAAAAGCAACAGCTGGAGAAGAGAATCAATCTGCTGGAAAAAACGCAGGAACTCAACAGGCAGCAGCGGATGAATCCGTTGTTGGGAGCGGAAAAAGCCATCTATGAGACGGAGCGAAAATTACAAAATGACCGAGCCCGGTTGGAACGCATCAACAAAGAGATAGCCTCCGCCAGTGTAGTTATCGACAAAGACAAAGCCCAGCAGTCAGAACGGCAACAGGTTGAAAACAAAATTGCAGCGATTGAGGGGTATTATCGTGCCAACAATCCCCTCAAGCGATATTCTCCAGACCACGACGGCGGCGAGGCGATGAAGGTGGATATCTCCAATGCCATCAAGGAACACGAAACCAGCACAATAGCTCGGAAAGAACGTCTTAAAAATGCTGAGGATCAGCTTAAACTGGACGAGTCCAACGTCACGACCCAGCAGCAGCTTCTGCAGTTCCAGAAGGAAATCAATTCCAAGGAGGCGGCAATCGCTGCCGCCAAGGCCGACCAGGCCAGCGCCGTGGCCGCCGACGAACGCCGCCAGAAAGACCTCGCCGAGCTGGCCAGCCAACGCAAAAAGGTTCAGAAGCGCTGGCGCGAGCACTACGACCAGCTTACAACCGGTCAGGACTATAAGGACCGGGAGACTCCGCAGCTCAAGCGCCTGCTGACCGAGGGGCAGCACATGGCCGATGCCGGCTATATGTCCGAGCAGGACTCCGCGCGTCTGGCCCGGATGCGTGACGAGGCCCTCAAGGGATTGCCCAGGGAGCTGAGAGCCAAGGTCAAGTGGATGGTGGACGACATGATCAAGGGCTATTCCAGAGCCGCGTCCGGAGAGCGCAACCTGCTTACTCCCCTGGAGCGCAAGGACCTGGAGGCGAGCCGGTTCAAGGACAAGCTGGACAGCCTGGCCGACATCACCCCCAGCCTGCCCAAGGATGGGGCCGCCAGCAAGATTGTGGCGATCCTTAAGGACGTGGCCAAGTACGGCGTCCTCAATGAGGCCACTGTCAGGCAGCTGGAGGCGTTGAGCATGCGCATCAACGCGGACGATGCCGCCGGGCAGCGCGTCGTCTCCCTGGTCAGGGAACTGGTCCAGGGCGAGCTGGGCCGTATCCTGACGGCCATGTCCAGACCACAACCGGCCAGACCCCGACGCGTCACTCCGGAGGGCCGCGATCTGGATGCCGAGGATGAGGTGCGCACGCGGATCCGCGCCGGAGCGCAGGCTCCGCAGCCTCATCCGCAGCCCGCACCCCAGCCTGCAACCGGTCAGGGCTACAACGCCATGATCGGCGAGTTTGCCCGGCAGATGTTTGGACAGGGGGAGACCAGCGGGCGCATCCTGGACGTCATGCAGCAATTTCTGGCTGTCGCGCGGCAGTCTGCTTCCCAGGCCTCCCAGTACGACGCCCGACTGCGGAAAATGGAGCAGGAGGTAGCCACTCTCCAGTCCCGCGCCAGCTTCGGCCGCTAA